TTTTTACCTGCTGCTCGTGCCCAAGCAATTATTTCCTTTGCTGTTCAAGACTAACCGCCTGCTTTTACATTACGAACGATTTAGCTTTATTTTAGGCTTTGCATATGTCCAAGAACCAAGAGCATTACTTACACTAGTAGCCTTAGAAGAAGATTGATGATTGTTTTGGAACCTCCATCCCATAAATATCTGTATTATATCCCGGATGATGGATAATTCTCTTTTCAGCGTTATTTTGACGATCGCCGTTTCCAGTCCAAACTTGGTTATATCGGTTTGGATTTGATTGATGATTTTTATCTATTTCATTAAGATTCTTAACATACTTACTACCAGCAATACTTTTAGCAATACTGCCACCAACAGACGACCCAATCATGGCAACCAATGGATTACCGCCACTTAGTGCAAGGCCCCAGGCCCAGCACCGACAGCATTACCGCCGGCTTTGCCACATTTGACTACCGCCTTGTTTACTATCTACACCTTTTTTTAAAAAGCACTTACAGCATGTCCACCTATTTGTAAACCGATAGTGGCATAGGACATCCCTTTGAGCAATCTATCACTGCTTAAGGAACTAGTAGCTGCACCGAATCCTGATTGTGCAAAATGGGTACTGCCTGAACGAGTTGAACTAATTGGCCCCTTTCTTCCAGTAACTCTTGAGCCAACTTCAGCCTGTTCAATATCACTAGCTTCCGAAACAGCACGGGAGGTCAGAGAAGCACGCGATTTACTACCACCCATTCCGAGCATGCGTCCAGATAACCCTAGGAGTCCTTTGCCAACTTTTAAGCCTCCCCATACTCCAGCGAACGCAGCGGCATATCCAGCAGCTTTTTTAATTGGAGATGGAAGACCGATAAGAACTTTAAGGAACTTGTTAGTAACGCCTAAAGCTTTGGTAAACAAAGGCAGTACCGTTTTAGTGAATCCCATCCCCATGATATTCACGTATTGCTTGAAGACATCAATCTGATTTTTCCAAGACTGCATATTCTTTTTGGCAAGCGATTGAATGTACCCACTCTTACCATACTTTTGAGCACGACTAACCTGACCGGTTAATGATCTTAATTGTTTAGTATTATTGGCCAGGATTAAGCCTGATTCTTGCCCAGTTGTGCCAAAGAACATGCGGAAAACATTAAACTTATCGGCTGAACTCATTCCAGCAGTTGCTTTCTTAAGAACGTCCATGTTATCAGCAAGTGTTTTAACTTGACCATTGGCTTTTTGAAAATCTGATGGCTTAAGCCCCAGGGCTGACATAACTTGTCCTTGTTGAGACTTAGCAGCCATATTAGGCGCGGCAAACGAATTCATAACCTTACGTAAACCAGTACCAGCAATGGAACCATCTTGTCCGTTATTTGAAAGAACACCGACGCCAGCGACGGTTCTGGCAAGCCCTTGATTAGAGCTATGGGCAGTTGCACCAACATATCTCAGCGCGTTTCCCATACCTTCGAAGTTTGTGGCAGTTAGATCTGATCCATATGCCATTTCGTTCAGAACTTTCTTGGTGTAGGCAGCCATCTTCCTCCTTGAATTACCAGCTTTAGTTTTATAGCCAAACTGTTCAAGCGTAGGAGCACCATAGTTAACAACCGAATTATATGGATCACCAGAAGCTCTCGCGGCTTGCAGGAAGTATTTATGTGATGCTAACTCCTGTTTTCCGTTATAGCCTCGACGAATGAGTTCTTCGCCACCTTTGGCCATCGCTGTTGGTGAAACACCATACTGTAGTGCAAAACGGTTGTTTTCTTTCTGCATTGCTGCAGTTTCACGCTTCGATTGAGAAGTTGATTCCCCACCAGTCTTTAATAAGTTTTTGATAGTAATATACTTATTCTGCAAATTCGTAGCTTCGTTTGCTGATTTAAGAAATGCGGCTCCAACCATCCCTGCACCCATGGCAATTTGCGAGCTGATGTTCACAAAATCGTTGCCGGCATCATAAAGATTCCTGAAAGATCTAGTTGTTTTACGGCCACTTCTGCTTAGATTATCAAATGACGACTTACCTTTTGTACCGAACCTTTGAACACGTGTATTTGCATGATCAATATCACTACTTGTTTGCTTGAGATTTGTCTTTACTTTGAAGTTTGCCTCTTTAGGCAAACGTTTAAATGAGTTTCTGGCTTCCTTGGAAGTATCAGAAAAAGCCTTGCCGATTTGCTTCGCGGATTCACGAGAGCTATCAGCAAGGCCTTTTAGACGATCATTTATTTTATCTGTATCGCTTATAAGGCTATCAGACATTTTCTTCGATTTAGAAATTAAGCTTTCATATTTATCTTCAAACTTGGTCAATCCCTGAACCGACATGCGATCGCCAAAATGGGAAAGTTGGTTGTTGGCCTCACGGCTTGATCTGATAAGCCGATCCATCTTGTCATTCGCACGATCAATCGCATCCATGTTTTCTGATACAACTCGGAATCCAACTTTGGCACTTCTTGCGTACCCCATGTTAGAATCCTCCTCGCATTTGTGACTGTACTTCCATGCGCTTAGAAATCGCCCAATTGAAGACAGACAGTTCATCAGCATTCATATACTTAATTGGCCGAGGCAGTCCGCTTTCTAACCCATTATAGATATAAGCAGTCCAGCCAATTGATTGAGACGTTGATTTATTAATTAATGCCTCAAGATCCGTTTTACGAATAAAGTGATTAGTTAAGTTCTTGCACAAGAAACCGGTCAGCTTCTGAGCAAACCTTCATAACGCCAGAATGGTTTTCCCAGAATTTCCAACTCATTTTTTCCGGTTTTCCGCCAACAGTGGGCGTACCAATAAGCGGATTAAGTCCAAGATCATCGTTACCGTTAATAAAGGCATCCCAGTAGGCATGACGACTAACATCTGCCAAATCAGTAAATTTAACTGCTTGTTCAACACCTGGAAAATTGAAAGGATACTTAATGTTTTGCTTGGTCTTTTTGTCCCAAAGGGTTACAGAGCCAACAATCATGCCATTTCGTTCAGTTCTAACCAATTTTGGTTCCTTAACAGGTGTCTCGGTAGCCTTTTTAGTTGTTGACTTAGTTTTAATTTCTTCTGTCATTTCAAACATTCTCCTTTATTTATCAATTGAATATAAATTTGTTTATGCAGTAATCGGGTCAACTTGCAATACAGAAGCCTTAAAGACTACAGAAACACTTGGATAATCAGCGTTAAGAGTTGTATCAGTAGGACGGGTAATTCGTGCACTATCTGTATGGAAGTGAGCAAAGCTTGATGTTACTGATACAGGGACGCCAGTCAAATTGTTGGCCAAGTCAATGAGATGAGCATAATTGGCAGCATTAGGATCAACACTAAACGTAAACGTACCAGAATGATCATGGTTAATGGCTGATTTACCATTACCATTATTATCAACCGAATCAGTAACGTTATCGTTGTTCCAAGCAATAGCTACTTTATCGCCAGTGCCAAAGTCAGTAAATGGGAGGCCATCAATTTGAACTGACACTTCCCAAGGGTCAAATGTATGTTGAGTAAGTTTCATTTTCTACGTCCTCCTATAAATCGATTTCGCCAGAGATATACGCATCGTCAATCGCATCGGCTGGATGGTACTTCCAGGACAACCCGCGGTAAATCCGTTGAGAAACATCCACGTCCTTCATGTCCTCACGAGGTAACGCGGTGACATCGTAGTCCGGCTTGCCATTTGCTTTTTCACCAACGCCACCATTCCGATAGAGTTGATCAAAGACGCTCTCAACGCCCGACTTAAGCAAGTTAATACCGGTGTTATCATAAGAAATTTTAGGATTTTTAACCATGATTTCAGTAAGCTTCTTGTTGCTATGCTTGATAATAAAATCACGTCCAAGAAGCATATCGATATAGTCGCCACTTAACGTCTTGCCATCACGCACAATTGGCATTCCTTGAGCATAGTAGTAAGTGTTGATGTTACCTTCGGTGTAAGGTGTCAGTTGATCCTGTTGGAATGACAGTTGATCTTGTGGTAAGACACTTTCATCCAATCCCGATGTATTAGCGACATCGAAACTGCCAACGGGTAAAGAGCCAACGGCTCCAATCGTTCCAGATGAAAGAACATTAGCATGTGTATCGTCGGTATGGGCTTTAAAAGCAATTGTATTAACATTTGATGCGTAGGCAGCCGTATCGGAAATATTATCCACATCCACGGCTAAGATACCGGTGTTCTGCGCCTCAATATAATTTGAAAGCGCCGGAATTTTACTTTTATCGATTCCTACTGGAATCAAATACTCATCCCCGGAGTTATAGAATTTCTTAACTGCGGAAATTAGATTAGTTGAATCAGCCATAATATTTTTCCTCCTAAAAAGGAATTTTACGATTACTCGCAAAACTCCTCATGTTAGATATTCATTATTTAATTCACTACTTTTTTGCTGCTGAAGAAGCAGGTGCTACTGTGCAGTAAATCCATCATCCTCATGATACAGTTACATCACAAGTTGCTGTAAACCCACCATCCTCAGTTGTGGCAATAATCTGAGTGTGGCCGGCTTTAACATATGAAACCTTGCCAGATTTATCAACCGTCGCAATGCCTTCATCTTTAGATGAAAATGATACATTTTTATTAGTGGCAGTGGTAGGTGTAACTTTGGCCGTTAATTGTTCATTACCGCCGGTATGTCCTGAAATGGATGTTTTATCAAGGGTGACGCCGGTTACTGGGTTCAAATTAGCGATTACTGTAACTTCAGTAGTAGCGGTAATATCATCATTAACCCCAGTCTTAAAGGTAATAGTAGCGTGACCAGCAGACTTATAAACAATTGTGAAACTGCCATCTCCATTTGGTGAAACGGTCGCTACATCGGTATCACCTGACGTTGCCGTTACATTCTTTTCGGTGGCGGTTGCTGGCAAAAGAGTCGTTGTAACTTTACCAGTTTGACCGACGACGCCTGAGATTGAGGCATGATCAACCGTTAAACTAGTTGGCGATACATAGGTATTTTGGGCAACTGCTTTCACTACCAGAATTGCTTCCGGGGGGTTAGAGCCACCAAAAGCCGCCTTAGCATGCTTATAAACTAATGAGTCGGGATCAAAATCATCACCGACTTCTCGAAGATCGTTGTACTGAGTTTGAGTTGCTTCAGTTACATGGGAATCTTCAATCAAATACTTTGGAATTTGATCCCCAAGTTCCTTGACCTTTCGAACAGTCTTTACTGAAGTATGCACTGGGCCAAGTGGTTCATTTGTAATAGGCATTATAATTCCTCCTAATTCTTCGTAATCTTTTCATTGTTGCTATCGATGGCTTCAATAGTTGGCAGATCAGATTCAAAGTTACGCTCTAATCTAATCTGTAAGTCAAAACCATACTGCTGTTCTGAATTGTTAATCCCAATCACGCTTCTATCCTGCGGATCAAGAATGGCAACGATAATAATTCCGCGTTGCTTAACCTGATAATGAATTTCTGGATCACGTAAATTGGCTTGGAGATTATCCATTATATCAAGTGCCCTGGTTTCGGTTTCGGCATGAATAGTGATTGAGATATGGGTATCAACCGGTTCATGCATGGGATACATATGTTGAACCGGCATAACCAGACTGCCACGGGGATGCACAGTAATAAAAGGCAATGTTGGCTTCGTGCCAAGTGAATAGTCTTCAATTACATGTTTTTCATCAAGATTGGTCAAAGAACGGATCGTTTGTCGCATTGTTGCGATTGCTTCCGTCCAGTTGATGGTTCGCTTCATCGCTATTCACCTCTTGACTGTTAGACCGCAGATAGTAGATACAAGCATCAGACATGCCATAATAGGGATCCTTACCAACAACCTGTAAACATTCCCAGTTCTGATCATCATTGCCGGTTTTAATGGCAACGATCGTCCCAAACGGAACGTCCTGAAGTGAGTACCATTCATGGCTGCAATTAATGCTCTTACCGTCTCCAGTTAGGATAATTTGATTAGCATTAGCATTCGGACTAACTGGAGCGATTGGCTCACTGACGTCAATATAAGGCTGCTCACGGAAATTAGTTCGTAAAAAGTCGCCGGTTAAGGTTATTCCGCCGTCTTGATACGACGTATTCCGATAGATTCGAATTGGAATGCCGTAACGCTTAATCAAATTTCTTTTTATAAACTTCAAATTTCTATCACCTTACATCCGATTGATTTGTGCAATGCACCCGTATCAACAAGCGGATCGTCTTTACCCTTATTCTCGATGGTTATTGGCGCGTTATGCGGCGTAACTTTAAGCTTGATTTCATCTTTGATCCGTTGTTGAATTAATCGACCCACATCTTCATACAGTTCATAAGCCGTTAATTCACTATTCATGATGCGACTAAGGTCACGTTCAACAAGCTCATTGATGCGAAACATCCCTAAGTCAATGCCATCTCTAAGAAATGAGCGTTCAGGGATTTTAACGTGCTTAAGCTTATAGAAGCTCCCATCTTTCATCGGAATGACCAAATATGGACCATTCTTAGGATAAATCTCAGCACCAAATTCATTGACAGTAGCAATCATCTGTAAAAAGGCCAGTGACTTATTGCCAACTGGGATCATGACACCAACTTCCACGCGGTAATGATTGAGGGCTCTCAGTTCCTCTTTAATTTTGGGGAAATTATTGTCATCAGAAAATAGTTCAGCCAAGTTTAATTCGCCACCTTGAATGTCCATATCGGCTCAGTAGGTCATTTAGCAACTCTTCCCAATGATTAGTCGCATTACCATTGTATTGGGTGTGTAAGTCCTTAAAATTATCCACCAGGATACCTTTGCCAAGGTCAGAATTGATCCAAATCAGTGATAGAATCTTCATTTCCATGGCTTGGTTCCAAACAAACTGATCAGTAGGAATGTTTAGTGGTTTAAGCAGGCCATAAGCAATTTTAAGTAAATCATTTAATGCATCATCGCTTACATCAACATCTGACAGCCTTTTAAACACTGGCAATGACCTCACTTTGGTCAAATGGATAGTCCATATGATCACCTTCTACTTCGACCCTTTAAAGATAATGATATCTTTACCAGGAGTGAGATCGGATTGTGGATAGATCCGATTCAAGTTGGCTAATTTACGAGTTGTCGTATTGTTGGCGGTTGCGATTGCCCACAGCTCATCGCCTGGCTGTACGGTATAGCAAACATTGCCATTTTTAGAAAAATTCTTGGATGTATCAATTTGATCTGGGAACATAAGCTTTCCTCCTTATTTCAAATCATAGTGTGCTGAGTTACTGGTTACGGTTGGTTTTTCAGCTTCCTGCGGCAAATTATTTACCCGCCAAAACATCAAGAATAAAGACTTGTTTGGCCACCGTAATTGTGGGCACAAACTTCTCATCAACAATTGTTTTAACCGTTACTGGATCATCACTGGCTTTGGTTAACAAGGAAACCCCTGTGTCGAATAGAGCAACGCTTCCCATTCCAGCAGTACCAGATAAATTTTCTTCAGGCGTTTCAACAAAATTCATCTGGCCAACCGGTGCGTTGGCACTTCCTGGAAGAAAAATAATTTTACCATCAGGAATGAACTTCTCGAACTTGCCGTTATTATTCCATCCCTTGTCATAAACGACTACTGACATCCCCAGGACTGCCGAGAACCATTGAACAACCATTGGCTGAGTAAGAATATTACCTTGTGGTGATACAGAACCCGTAAAAATAGTATTATGGAGTGCCTCGTTATGCATCAGTGTGTACATCGTTGCCGAGTTCATCAGCGCCCGATTTAAAGCTGTTCCTGACTTCTGTGCCGCGGTATCCTTCACAGACTGAACATCATCGTAAGGATTAGATGCAGCATCAGTCCACGGCTTGGTTGCTTTAGCACTCTGGTATTTTTCATATCCGTAATCTGCCACTAGGTTCCCAATAGTTAATTTACCGTTCAAGAGTGCCTGAATTGCGTAATATTCGCGTGTAAAGCGAGCTCGAATAAGCAAATTAGCTTGATCATCATACAGCTTCTTGGTAATGGTCAAAATAAGGTTCTGATCGTTAGAACCTAACGCGTTGTTTAAATCTTTGAAATCAGTTTCGTTAAGATTTAATGAGTTCTTAAATTTGTAAGTCGGCAGTGTGCCCGTGGAAAGTGAACCACGTTCAACTGGCAAAGCTACTGAATCTTCTTTGGTATAATCTAACGGTGCTGGATAAATATCCTGACCATTAAGCAGCTTAACATTGTCAGCTTTTTGCTTAGTTGGTGTAAATAGAGCTTCCATGAGATAGGGAGCTGTATATTCTGGATTGCTATTCCAATATCCTTGTAAATAGTTTGCTTGAAGCAAATCAAATGGTGTTGTCACGATATCACATCTCCTTATCGATTAATTAACTGAATACCTGGTGTTTTACCAGCAACTGCCTGCAAATCAGTCACAACCGTACTATCAAGCCGATTTTGGCGCAGATAAACATTATCAAACCAAATCGTTACGTCAGCATCGCCAGCAGTAACATCAGTATCAGCAGCGATTACGCCAGCAAATACTTGACCACCCCCACCAGTAAACTTAGAAAGTTTAGTCGTGCCTTTGGATTGATCGGCACTCAACCAGTCGGACTTTGCACCAACTGGCGTACCTTGTAGGAGAACCTTTTTGCCACTAGGATTAGCGCTAACGGTTGAACTATCAATTGTCCCCGGTAAGCCAACAGTTAAGTCGGGTCTTACTCGAGGATCAGAATTAGCAAAATATTGTTGTACCATCCTGTTTCACCTCATTTATTATTTTTGATCAAAAAACTTACCCTTAAATCGGTTAGGGTCTCCAAGGGTATTTTTGGCAACAATCTCACCAAAGCTCGGAGCTTCAGTAGTTTGTTGCTGATTGCTTTGTGGAATGTTGTTATTTTTAAACATGTCCTGCTTTGTCTTTTTAACGACGCGATTAAGTAAATCCTTGAAGTTGTCAACATTGTGTTTAGTCGCTTCTGGATCATCACTAATAAGTGTCTCAACATCCTCATTGGTAAATTGGTAACCGGTATCTTTAAGCTGATTGAGTACCTCGCTACGCATTTCTGATCGATTCTTCTCAGCCTTGAGCTCTTCATTCTCTTTAAGAATTTCATTGATTTTCTCTTGCTGTTTTTCATCGTCAGTCATTTGGGCGTACTTTTCGGCACTACTCTTGCCGACCTTTTTTCCTTCTTCAATGCCTTTCTTATGAGCACGAAATTCGCGATCCTTTAGTAATTTATCAACTTCAGATTGCGTAAATGTCTTGTCATTGCTACTGTTATCGCCATTATTATCATCAGTGTTGTCTTTTGACGATGTGTCATCATTATCAGCTTGATCACTATTACCATTAGTATTTTGATTGCTTTGATTCTGATTGGCATTATTGGTGACAGTGTCGACAAGATTCTTAATAAAGTCTTGAGATGGTTGGCCGTTTTGATTACCAGAGTTTGTTGCGGTATTGTTGTTGGCATTCTGGCCACCTTCGCCACTTTCTTCACCTTGTGCACCAGGTTGGGATTGGCTACCTGCTTGGCCAGCATCAGCAAAATACTGCAAGTCCATGTTTAATTTATCTGATTCCATGTGTTGCCTCCGTTTATAGCCTGTCGGCTGTTAATTCCTTGCGCAGTTTAATGTCTTAAGCATGTTTGGGACAAAATAAAAAGCAATGAAGTTTTTACTCATTGCTCATCATTACTTGTTTGATTTTTATTTGAATGGTCAACTGCTGCTATGGCGCCAGCAACGCCTAATAATGGAACTAACGAAACGTGTGCTATTTTGGTGCAACGACAGTTAGGGTGGGAGTCATCAGGGATGCTTGGAGAGTTTGCATCATTAACGGCATAGGGCCCATCTTCAGCAATTGCTTCACATTTATCACACGCTCCTGGTTGAGTTACCCAATCGAAATACGCGATTCCCTGCGAACGAAACACTGTCATAGTGGCACGATCAAGCACTCGAGCCCGTTCAGTGACAATCAGTCGTTTAACATACGCATTATTAGTTTCAACCATCCCGGTAACTGTATGCGGTTTGGCGGTGCGAATACTCGGAAAAAGTTGACGAACATCAGATTGTTTTAATCCAGTTCGCAATGATTTAGCCACTAACGATTGAACATTATTAACCAAATCATCATTGTAGAGCCAAAGATCGTCACTCCACTGACTGCCATCAATTGTCTTATTGATAATCTTCTCAGAGTTATGCAGAATCTCTCGCTTAGGGATAGCCATTCTTTTGACAGTATCGGCACCGACTTTCCTGGCTAACCGGTTGTTATTAAATTGGCGGCTAACATCACGTCTAAGGTCACTATTCAGAGTTTGCTTGAGTAATTTTATGGTGGCGATTGTTGCTCCAGCAATGCTAAAACCAATTAAGGAATTTAATGTGTGATATCGATCAATCGGGGCATTTCTGGTATATTCTTTAGATCGATTTTGTGGCTGTGAATCATCAGTTATCCGCGCGTTGGCTTTAAAATGAAGCAGACGACGCCTGTCAGCATCGGAATCGCGCTTCAAAAGCTCAACATATTTTAGCAATCCATCCACCCCATATTCAGCAATAAAAAAATTAAGATGATCTTCAATCTCTTGCAATGCTAACTGATAATAGTCATGCGATTGTCCACAAACTTTTAGATCATCCTTCAACAACTTAGCAATATATTTTTTCTCTTGGGCTGAATTGATGGGCTTCATGATGCATCATCCTTAGTAGGTGACGTGTCATTTTGACTATTATTAATATCACTATATGGATCCGGCATTCGTTTCTTGTTCTGCTCAGCCTCTTCATCTTGCTCAGCCGAAATCTTCTGCATTTCTTTCTTCGCATCTGGAACGTTTGAAAGTGACGCAATGGCTGTCTCACGTGAGGTAGTTGATTGTAATTCGTTAGCTGTCTGTGCTTCAGCTAGTAAATTATGCGGAATGGTGAAGTTAAACGTATACTCCAAATTGTCGACATCATTAACGTCAATTCCTTGAGCTTGTAATGCACATGCCCAAATTTGAGTAAGGGCCTTTTTCATCTTAGTCTCTTTATTGAGCGCCTTAATCTTCATCGAATGAATTTTAAAATCAAGTGCTTGTGCGGCTGATGTACTGAAATCGATATTGTCTAAATTCGGAATCTGTGCGACCTGATAAATAAAGTCCGTATCATGCTGAATCTGGTTCTCTTGTAATTGATCCCCAGTCGGTTTTTCCATAAATTCCGCATCCGGTGTTGGCAGCGCCTTTGACTCATCAGTATCGGCCCAGGCTTTATCCAAATAAAGATTCAGAATCCGGGAGCTTTTGATTTCTTCTAATTGATCATCATCGAGCTCAGAATTAATCACTTTCAAAACACTAGCAGCAAACGAATCCGAATCGTTGGCCTTGGCACTCATGGCGCTATCTAAATCATCGACCAGGCTAATCAGATCATCAAACACGCCGATCCGTTCCTCGTTATCCATAATTTCTGCCATTGGTAGTTGATCAAATGGGTGTGCTAACTGATCATCCACTCCGGTGTCTGGATCAGGCTCTTCATCAAATGTTAATGAATCGTTAGTGGTAGCTGAATTGCTGAACGGCACGGTATCATTGACCTCAATTAATTGCCCATGTAAAGACTCATTGCCTTTATTGTCTGGATAGTAACTATAGGTAACGCCAAATAGCGGCTTATCTTGAATTGTATTGTCATAAACCATAAACGTATTGAGAGGATCCAGGAAAGTGATATAGGGATAGGCATTTTCGTCAGTGTAAAGATACAGATATGCGCGTCCATACACGCTTGACCATTTAGAAGCTTCCGTAAACACATCATCCAAGACTTGATGTTTAGTCATTGCCGTGATCAAGTCATTAACTTTGTTGCTCTCCGCTGTTCCTTCATCAGATGGATCCTGATAAGCAATATCAATTGGCGTACCGATAAAATACCCGTTGAACGAGTCAACGAGTTTTTTAGGCATATTCACTATGCGCCGATTATCGGGATCTCCATGAGGCGTTGGTTTACGATTAAGAATATTAAGATGACGCCCTTTATAGTACTGACGCTTCATAACGTAGGTTGGCATCAGCATTGTTCGATGCAATTTAATCATGTTAAATAAATCATTGGGATTGTCTTTAATTTTTTGACTAGCGGAATAATGAAAAACATCGTTATCGTCTAGATAAGCACTACCAGACAAATTAACGGTGTTATCATTTGTCCATCCCATTTTCGAGGCATCCCGCCCGGAAATAAACGTATCTTGAATATTAGGATATTCTTTTTGTAAAATTTCACTAATTTTCATTCATTAAATACCTCGCTTAAACATTTAACTTTGGCATTGATATGCGGATCAATCTTCAATCCCAGCTTACGAGCATTATCAATCGCAAAATATTGAAGGCATCAACAGTATGGTCGTTTTACCTTGACCTACTTTAGGATTGTCACTATGAACAGTCTCTCATCCCACTGGTATGCTCGTG